CTTTTTAAACAATGACATTGTCAATTTTCCAAATGACTTCATGCCCGGTGCCAACACACAAGATCCACCAGAGTTCGCAAGATTCATAAAAAAGCTTGAAAATTTTGACGAAATAAATGAAAACACTGATATAACGAAATTCAAATTTGAAAGATGGACTGACATTGATCATGATTATCTAGATAATACCACTGGTTTAGGTTGGGTTAGTAGTTTGATTGAGTGGACTCGAGGCCAAAGCGACCCTTCACCAGAAAACTTAATTAAGCAAACTTTTAAAGAAGGATATTTTGAATTCATCTTACAGATTCTTGCACTAGATGGGGGATTCAAAGAAGCTCTGGAAACAACAACCGTCGCAAAAAAATTCGACAATGTCTTCAATATAGATTTGGCAAGAAGATTTTATTCAATGGTAGCAATGGAGAAGGAGATAACCAGAAGAGTTTCCTTCATAAGAATGCTTGAAAAAATAGAAAAAGACAGACCAGAAGACCAAGAAGACACACCTTTCACTGAGGATGAGATAGAGAAAGCTAAGGAACAATCAGAAGAAGAGTGGTTGAAAACTGACGCTGGGGCTATTGACTACGACGTTTTAGATGATGAAGCATTAAAAAACATGCAGAAGCTATTCAAACAGTGTGCTCTAATGTTTAACATCAGCAAACTAAAGGAAGATTATCAATCAGAAATACTAAAAAATTACAGTGATTTGGCTTACAATGGTAGATTCTACATAGGCGAGTGCGCTAGCGGTGCTGACGGTAAATCAAATCAAGAATCGTTCATAACTAAACTTGTATCTTCCAAAGAGCAGCAAAAACTATTTGAACTTCAGCCATGGCAAATTTCTTCTTTGACACCGAAAATTAGATTGTTCAAATCCATGGAAACTGCTGAGGGAAAAATCAAAGAAGTTGAATTCTCCTTCGAAAGAACTTCAAAGATTGACAGAGAAGGGGCAACAGGGCCAGACTACTCTTCTCCTGCAACAAAATTTCTAGATGCCGAGATAGATAAAGGCTCTGGAGTTGGAATGAAAGAGTTTTCTGTTTCATTTGAAGGAACAAATCCTGCTGAGGCGAGAAACGATATTAAAGCAACTTTAAAATTGTTTTTTCAAACATTTGAAGACTTCATTAGATATCGAACAGACCCAACTTCATCAGAAGTTTATAGATATGCAGATCTCGTAATTCATCCAATGCCGAACAAAAAGACCGGCAAGAGTTTCGGTGAAGATGTCATCAACAATAGGCAATATCACCCGTCATTCTATAGAATCAGAGCAGATCTAGGCTATAACATACCTGATTACGCAGATGAGGACCTCAGAGAGTCTATTGAGCAAACTAACAAGTCTTTTACCCTAACAATGGTAGACCACGACCTGTCATTTAACAAAGACGGTAGTGTAAACTTGACGATAGACTATAGAGCTTATTTGGAATCCCTCCTAAAGCACCCGTTGTTGGATGCTCTTGCAAGTCCGAAGCTGCAACAAATGAGAGTGGAAAATAACTCCTTAGTTGCCAAGATGATGGCTAAAAGAACATGTTCGAAAGCTCAATTGAGGGAGTTGCAAATCTCTTTGCAATCAAGGGAGGAAAAGGTAACCAAAGAATCTCTTCAATCAATCCTTGAAAGACTAGAATCAAGAGGGGTGATCTATTCCACAAAAATAAAACAAAGAGACAGAGCGTTCTTTTTAAATAACGGATACTTCTCCAAATGCGATCTCGAAACTGTAAACGAGGAAACCACAGAGTTGGATACTGATTTGGGGAAAGTGTTGATGACGTCATTACCTGAGGAATCAGACGATTTCGATTTCTTAGACTCCAAAGATCAACTAGTGCAATATTTTTATTTTGGAGACCTGCTCTATACAATTTTAGATTGTGCTTTTGACCAAAACGACCTTGCTAAGCCAGGAATGAAGAACAATAGAATCATTCTCGGTTCGTTTGAGTTCGAATCCTTTATGGACGAAGGTAGCAGCAGCTCTATTTACGGCATACACGAAATGCCCATCTCCATAGACTTCTTCTCTAGATGGTTTTTGGATAATGTGACTACTCAAAAAGACACCAGAAAGACATTCCCAATTTTACTGTTCATCCGACAATTGTCGAATTCTCTAATACGCAAATCTATTGTGGAAAATTGCGTCAATCGGAAAATGGAAAAAAACTTAAGATTTCAAACTTCTCAAATAACAGCATTCAGTAAAGACGGGAAAGATCCATTTAGGACTGTTGCAGAAGAATCTTTTTACAATAATTTTCCGACGATTGATGTGGACGCTTATAGAAGCGTTGGAACATTCCCATTAAAAGGAAGTCCATCAGAACAATCCGATAATGGTAGTTACTATAACTATATCATTCTAAGTGCACTGGGTTCCACTCTCAGCTACGGTGGAACAGGAAAATACGAAGAAGACATTGAGGACGGTCGATTTCACGTCCAATTAGGGCAGAGTTCTGGGTTAGTTAAATCGATTTCGCTCTCCAAAACAAACACGACCTACTTGAGAGAAGCCAGGTATATGCAAAATGGGACTGATGGACTTCTTCAGTTATCAAATGTCTATGTGGCAACAGTAGAGATGTTCGGAAATACAATTTTTTATCCGGGAATGGAGTTCTTTTTTAATCCATATGGTCTCGGCGGGGGGACAACATTTGGAAGACCCCAAGACAAGACCTCCATTGCCAACAAAATGGGTATTGGCGGGTACCATACAATTCTAAGCGTGAGAACAACTTTGACACCCGGCAAGTTTTCCACGAGCGTAAAAGGGCGACAGTACTACGCTGGAGATAAAACTGGAAAAAGCAATGGCCAACCTCCAGACGTTGATGGTGAACAAGATATAGAGAATTATACACCATTATGGGCCGATGGCAAACAAAGTGAGAATGTTGCTGAGTCATGCAACAAGGTTATCTCTAGTATTCAATTCGGAGATGGACTAAGCAATATTGAAGAAGACAGTCCAACACCAGCAATTTCACCGTCAGCTACGACAACGCCAATCGAAGCTGGAGAAGAAGAGCTAATCGACGCTAGCGAAGAGACAAGTATTGTTGCAGAGGTGGTTGCGGATCCTGGGATCACACCAGCGGCGCCAGCCGCTACTGAACCGACAGCAGGTGTGCCACCCACAGAGACTGAGGAAATCGAGGAAGAGGAAGGCGTTGTTGTTGTAACACAGGAAACACTAGAAGACGTAGCAACATATAAGTTCGAAGGAGAATTTATAATAGAAGGCACAATATCTAGCAGTAGCACTCACATGGGTTTCAGAGGCAAAACTACGAAAGGTTTCTTCCTACAATCGGGAGATTTAATATTGTTTTGGTCTTATGATAAAGAATACTTTGCCCACAAGGTTGAATCAGATAGTAGAATTTTTTCTAGAAAGCCAGCGGTACTTTACAAATGACAAAATTTAATGGAAAAAATAGCTTAAAAACTAGTAGGTTAGCATTCGAAAGAGCTAAGTATAGGCTCGGAGCATTCGCAGAGAAGCATCCGCACGTCTATGACTTCGGGTTTGCCGAGAGGACGTTTTACGGACGTGTCAATAGATTACTAGAGCCAGTCATCGTAAACCATGAATTTTTAAAAGAAATTACTGTTAGTGGTAACCAAGTAACATCCCATCGAGCAATGAACTTTGTGGTTGATCAATTTGCAGACATGGAGCTTCACTTCGCAAAGGCATGTAGGTTAGGCGTCATACCGATCGATGACCCGATTCTCTCATCTCTAAAAATAAGAAGATCATTTGAAGATCCATTGGTTGGATTCAAAGTGACCTCAGAATCCGCAATGAAAAATGTTCTTGACAATTTCATCTTAAAACACAAGGATAAAATTAACAACTTTCAAGATTTCACAAGGGTGTTTTTGAACTTCTATCTCCAGTCAGACATAATTCAAACAGTACTATTGTCTGATTACATGAAGTCACAGAATTCAAATATCTTTCAATCAGGACTTGCTTTGGATATAGCAGGTTTAGATTATGCAGATGATGCAGGAAAAGAAAGCGCAATGCTTAATTCACCAGCTTTCAAATATTACATAAACATAGCCAAACAATATGGATTCAGAGTAGATCAGAATAATCCCGGTGTACTCTTATCTGATTTAGCTTCTCCTGTCACTGCTGATTATCGAAAAAGATATCTCCTATTAACAGTCCAATCTGTATTTGATGATCAGTATCATAAAACAATTTTTAGTGATTTGGAGTTATTAGAAAACCTATTGATAAAGACTTATAACAATTATGTATCTACTAATCCTTATAACACATATTACAAATCATGTAATAATAATACTATATCTTCTATTACTAATATTAAGAATATTTCTAATATAGATTATAATATACTAATGTTATTATATATAAATATGAAAAACTTTTTTGAGGGTTCACCATTGTCTGAAGGAACTCAGAAACAAATTACTCATACAGCGAGAACTATCGCTAAACATGACAGGGAAAAAGCAATGCTCTACATTGAAGACCAGTTTAAAGTCTTCTACAACCAGAAACATGGCTCCTTGACTTATTACAGAAAAAGAACAAAGAATACTTGACAGCTCACCTCCAATATGTTATCTTATAGTAACCACTACAATACATTATAACATATTACGGAGGACACCGCAGATGTTTTTTCAACTTTTAGACAACAAATTCGATTGTGCAGGAACTTACCTTGACGGACAGTTTATTTGGGACAAGATTCCAAACGGGCTTTCGAAGACTTGGGGTTACTCAGATCATCTCTACGGCATGGACATTGATTATGCCCAATTGCTGGTGGCTGGTAAGCCGCTGAACGACGTTTGTCCACCTCACCTATCTCAACGTTGGGAAGAGGCAAACAAACTCCTTAAGAGCCATTACAAGGCGATTGGCACATCACTAATTGACATTTCAGATGTTTGCTTTTACGATCTCATTCCTAAAAAGCATTTACGACATTACTTCGACACCAAAAACGAGATCACAAAATGGGTGTTTGATAATATCGAGAAACCTCGACACTACACTTTACTAAAACGTACACAAGCAGCCGTGAAGGAATTGAGAAAGCATCCAGTGAACCTAAACTCGTTTGCTGTTTACGTCGCTGCTGCTGATGACCTGAAAGCAAAACAACTTTATGATCAGTTCGGTGACTCGAAACCAAATGTTGACTTCAACATCTTTGGAACCATCACAGGACGATTGACAACCAAGAAAAACTCTTTTCCAATCTTAAATCTCAAAGGAGAGTTGAAGAAACACGTTAGGCCAAACAACCATGCGTTTTTAGAATTGGACTTCAATGCAGCGGAAGTGAGAACAATGTTGGCACTACAGAATCACATTCAACCCGAGGAGGACATTCATGAATGGAACATTAAAAACATTTTTAAACAAGAACTTAGCCGAGAAGAAGCTAAAACAAAATTATTTGCTTGGCTCTACAACTCCGAATCCAAAACTATCCAATCAGATTTCTACGATAGGCAAAGCCTCTTGGAAGAACATTATGACGGAGAAACGGTTCAAACCCCTTTCGGTAGACAAATCGCTTGTCCCCTTCGCAAGGCACTCAACTATCTACTCCAATCAACTTCCAGTGACAACACCCTTGACAGATTTTGCAAAATTTCTAACTTTCTTAGGGCAACGAGATCCCATGTTGCTTTCGTTGTTCATGATAGCGTTGTCATCGACCTACACAAAGATGACAGGCGCCTAATCCCGGAACTTGTTGAGATGTTTAGTGATACCAAACTAGGTAGATTTAAGACAAACTGTTCTTTGGGTAAAAATCTTGGCGACATGAAGGAGTTCAAATGGAAGTAGGCGATGTTGTAGTTCTAGAAAGTAATCAAACGTCTGGATATAAAGATGGTGACATTGGCATCATTGTCAATATCGAACAAGTCAGTCCAAAGTGTGAGATCTGTTGGGTTCTCATGCGAAATGACATCACAGTCCCATTTTGGCCTGAAGAGCTGAGAACAGTTGATGAGAAAGGGTGATTGGTGAAAGTAGGAGATCTGATAATAATAGTTGAGTCATTACCTGACTGGTCTTGGTCAACATATACTACGGGTCATATTGGGATGGTGGTAAAAATGAGAATTACAACAGTAGACTCTAGAGATCCAATTTATGAAATATTCTTTTTTCATAGTGAAGATATACACCCAGTCCTGAGAAGTTTTATGAGATTGTTGAGCGAATCAGATGAAAAAAGGTGATTTAATCACAATTGCTAAAAGCCCATGGGACGAGAGATCGCTCTTTGGATACCAAAATGGAGATTTGGGAATTGTTTTAGAGATTTTTCCTTATCCAAACCAAATCAGCCTACCGTCAGTAAGAGTTTTTATCTTTGCCTCTGAAAAGATAGTTACAATTCCAACATTATATGTTAAAAAAGCAGGAGAGTGAAATGATCTTAGTAGGATTAGGAGAAGCAGGAAAGAACATCGTCAAATTGTTCAAACCTCATACAAAAAATTATAAAGTAATAATTCTTGACGAAAACGACGGCATTGATGCTCGAGAGACAGTTGAGGAATATGACGAGCACCCAATCAAGATTAAGTCTAGAGGACTCAAATCTCACCCTGAAGGCGTTTTGTTCCTGTGTGGGAGTGGTAAGGTCGCTGGAGCTTCACTACGTGTTCTAGAGGCATTCTCGAGCCACCAAATGAGCGTTGTCTATGTTGTGCCTGATTTAGAATTCGCAGATCCACAAGAGAAGTTAAGGCACCGAGTTCACTTCCATGTCTTGCAGGAATATGCAAGATCGGGAAAGATAAAAGAAATGCTGGTTCTAGATAACAAAACCATGCTGCAGATGAATGGATCAGGTCCAATCACAAACTATTACGAAAAAGTCAATTTCTTCATCTATTCCACATTCCAGAATCTGAATTATTGTACAAATGTAAAGAGTGATTACGGACGAATTCACAAAACAAAGTCTCACTCTAGAATCTCAACCATCTCAATAGCAGACCTACAAGACGCAGAAGAAAAAATGCTCTTTACGCTTGACAATGTTACCGAGACGTGTTATTATATGAACATAGAAGAAGAGGATTTAGATAATGATGAAACAATTTTGCCAACGTGTCAACAGATTGTTCGAGAGAACATTGCGAAAGATAGAGAGTCTTCTTTTGCCATTTGGAGATCCTCTGACCCAAACTTTTACATCGCGAAACACTACACTCACTACGTTCAAGAGTTATTCTGAAGTAAAAAAACTCGTCAATCATTATAACATCGATAAAATCGAGAAAATAAGAGAATGTTACGGTACAACCATGTTACTTATTAATGGAGCGCCATGGGCGATTGACTCCAAGCTTGTAAAGTTAATAGAGGAATGTATAAATGACGAGAAAAGAAATAAAGAAAGAGCTAAGAGAGATGATGGATGCCGAAACAAGGCTCCTCATCATATTGGCTAGTGAAGAAGGTAGTGAGAAAGATCAAGATTACATGTGTTCGAAACTTTTTGAGATTGTTGAGTACATTGTATCGCTAAAACAATTTTTGGAGAAAATGAAAGGTGATGAGACTTAAAAGAGGAGATGACGTTTGGTGTAACAAGAGAAAGCTCACAGGCCAAATCAAAAGAATAATGAATGAAGAGGCGACAATTTACTTTGTTACCGGAGATGAAGTCAAAAAAAAAATAAAAGACATTTTTTATGTCGGAAACCAATGGAGAATGAATGACTGAACAAATTTACTATAGTATGTGGGGTAGCCAAAGCGAAGAGCACAAGGACTACTTCTACACAATAGGGACTATTGCCAGCTGGATTGGCTATGCACTAATAGGCCCGAGACACACCCCTTACACAACGGACATCACGCCCTTGTCAAACATAGCGGTGCTACAAACAAAGGAAAAGTTTGGCTCACCTAGAGTCTACGTCTCATTTTCGAAAGAGACACACTTGCAAGACGCAAGACACTACAGACAAGTTTACAAAACAGCAATCAAACTTTTTCCTCAATATGAGAAATCCATCAGAGATGGGATGGACTACTCAACTTATCTATTTGACACAGAAGAAGAGTTACAGGAATACATCAAGACTAAAATAGAGTGGGCAGAGAGAGTCAGAGACGGTGGCGAGACAAACGATGATTGGTTCACCGTAAAGATGGACTCAATTAGGGAAAATGAAACTTTTATAAAAAAAGTTTGCCTTTTTACTTGACAACACATCCTCAACATGTTATATTATAGTATAACAAATGAGGAACACTTTAAACCATTTTAAAAAAGTTAAAGAAAAAACTTGACAACACATCCTCAACGTGTTATATTATTAACATAACAAATGAGGAAAACAAAATGGAACTACTAGTAACAGCCTTTATCTTCTTCATCGTCTTTACTGGATTCTGGCGATGGCTGGATGATAGAGAGTAAAAAAACTTTAAAAAAATACTTGACAAGGTATCAAAACTATGTTATATTATAATAGTCAAACAATATTCTGGGAGGAATCATGACAAATACAAACAACACAAACACTATGACCGTACACACCGGGACTTTCGTAACACAACGTGGAGAACAACGAACAATGAACTTTGTTCGCATTTCAGAAGCACCAGATGGTGTATTCCCCATGACATTACGTGAACGAAACTTAAAAGCCGGCTATGAAACCGTGTGGGACATTGATCGTCAACAATACCGCACATTTAACTCCAATACTCAAATTGGAATCATCTCGAGTTCATCTCGTGATGTAAGCATTCGATTGTTCTAAAACTCCAAGGTTGAAGGTTTGCCGCTACCTACCAAAAGGCGGCCTGTTTTCCTTGACTGATAAGAAGGTTCGCGGCTACCTCTCAAAAGGCCGCTTTTTTTATCGAACCTCCTCGGCTGATAAAAGGTTTTGTGGTCTCCTTTCAAAAGACCGCCTTTTTTCTCACGACTAGTAATCTTTCATAAGAGAACCTTGGAAGCTGAATTCGTGAGATTTGAAACAGGAGGTTGTGTGCTTATTTTGATAATAACATTGTTGGTTTCGTATGAGGATCCTCAAATTATCGAGAGCGAAATCAAACCACCTCCTCTTTCTTCACCTTATTAGCCCGACTGTACGGTTGCAGATAACTAACGTGGTCAAGGCGACCAGAGAGCGTTAGAATTGTAGGGTTCAAATCCCTCCTCGGGCACAAAATCTGCAAAACTCGAAATCGTCAAAACTTTTTTCGACACTTTTTTGAGATTATGAAAAAAAGTTTAACTTTTTACTTGACAAGCAAACCAAAACATGTTATATTATAGTATAACAAAAACGAATTACAAATGGGGACGGGATGAAAAAATAGCCTGTCTACCTTAGTGATAAAACACAATAAAATAACCAAACTTAGGAGTAAATTATGGCTATTAATATAGAAGCAATGCGAGCGAAGCTCGATCAATCAAAAAACGGTAAAAAAGGAACTGGTAGAAATTCTACCATGTGGAAACCATCTGCTGGTGACCAGAACATCCGAATTTTACCCACAGCGGATGGCGATCCGTTCCGTGAGTTCCACTTTCACTACAACGTAGGAAAGAATCCTGGAATTTACTGCAATAAACGTAATGACAACGGCGAATGCGCTATCTGTGATTTCGCATCAAAACTTTGGCGGGAAGGTACTCAATCTGATGACCAAAACCTTAAAAATGAAGCCAAAAAGCTCTTCGCTCGAAAGCGCTACTATTCACCGGTTCTTATCCGTGGTCATGAAGCTGATGGTGTAAAAATCTGGGCTTATGGAAAAACTGCATATGAAGCCCTTTTGGGTTACGTGTTGGATCCTGACTATGGAGACATTACCGATGTTGAAACTGGAACAGATATTAAGTTGACTTACACTTTGGCATCAGGCCCTGGAGCCTTCCCAAAGACAGGCTTGCAGCCTCGCCGACGACCATCTGTGTTGTGTGATGATGCAATTGCTGATTGTCAACAATTAGTAGACTCTGTCCCAGACATCGACAAGTTGTTTGATGTTAAGACAACTGAAGAAGTTCAGGCTCTGTTGGATGGTTACTTGTCCTCCGACACTTCAGCAGAAGCCTCTTCGTCAGAGACTCAACGTGGTAAGCAACAAACCGGTGAGAGTGTAGATCAAGCCTTCGCAGCATTCATGAGCGAAGAATAGTTCCTCCTGTGTTGTAGGGAATTGCCGCCCGCCCTTGGTTACAAAAAGGGGCGGCTTTTTTATAGTAAATATCGGAGTAAAGATGAGTATCTATATAAACATGCCTGATCCAAAAAGACAGCTAACAAGAGAGATCAATAGAAAGGGTTTAGCCACTCCTTTGAATTCAATTATTCGAGAAATTTTGATCAACGGATCAGAAGCTAACAGAAGAAAACTAGGCCAAGAGCGTGGAAAAATACATGTTCAAAGAGATGATTTTCAAACTAACAAGATTTCCATAACTAATGTCGGTGGAGATTTTTTCTCCGAAGACGAAGCAAAAAACAATTTAAATACCATGGGCAACTCAGGTAATGAGAGCCATGAGGCTATAACTGGTTTGGCATCAAATATGGGACAAGGCGCAAAAATTTCATACCTACCACATTGCCGCGAAGGCATTTTGTATGTCTCTAAAGACTCTGATAATGAAGGACACACTTTTCATTTAAAACTCATTGAAGATTCAGAGTATTACGGCTTGCAATCTAAGTGGTGTGGTTATCATGAAGACAATTTAGAATTTCAATATCGTGATTTTTTTAATAGTGTTCTTGAAGAATCACCCTTCACCGGAACTACAGCAGTTTTAATGGGAAGTCATTTGGAAGAAGACACATGGAAAACAATGTGTTTCGAGTGTTCCCCTAAAGAACAAAAAACCAGCGCTGGTTGGTCACTATATAAGTTTATCTCAAACAGACTTTTTAGAGATATTGGAGACGATATATATGTTGATATATATAGCACTGAAAATGAAGCCCAACTCCAAAGAACACAGCGTGTTTTGACAACTTTTGAAATAATGTCCCAGTCAACTTCATATTCTTCAGTGATTTTAACTGGTGATGAGATTCCTAAAGGGACGGTTCTGCACTACTGTCTTAAGGAAGATTTCTACAATCAATCATCCAGCTCCAAACATGTTGCCCTTAATGGAAACATTTATTTTGCATGGAAAAAAGAAAACTATTTTGACATGAGTGACAATGGCGCAACTAGGTCTTCTAAACTAAGACAGTGTGGAATCTGGCACAAGGCCACCGAGTGGATTTTGGTTGTTGAACTACCATGTGACTGGCAAGGACACCCATCCGAAAATAGAACTCAACTATCTAACATAAATGAGTTTGCTTTTTATGCTGCCATCCGGGATAACTTACCAAAGGAAATCTCTGACTGGATGTCAAAAAATGCACATAAGGATGTAGACTATAAAGATGTTAGCAAGTGGCTAAAGGAGGCTTTTAAAAACTATGTAAAAGATCTTCCGACACTAAGTAGGGCATCTGGTAATTCTGATAATAATGATGATCCTCCGTCTAACCAAGTAGGAAGTAAGAATTCCGATAATAACGACGGTCGACCAGCATCAAAAACAAAAAAAAGAAATGTTTCAAAAAAACGTTCACTAGAAAAGCTAAAATCTTTCCAGAATCCGCATGTTGAGATTGTAGAGGAAGAAGATGGTCCATTGTTGGAGTTCATGTTTGAGCCATATACGATTTTGCTGAACACATCCCACCCTCTATACTCGAACAGGGAAAAAAGGTTTATCGATGAGTATCAACATGTTGATTCAATCCCAATTAAAGATCAGGTCATTAAGCACCACCTTAAGGGAGCAATGTCGAGAATTTTTGATGTCCAGAGTCAATACTCTAAACAATCTGTTGGCGAAAGAAAGCAAAAATGGGTCCCCGATGTTCTAGAGGCAACATGGAATCATGATTCTTCAAATGCTGTTCGTCGTAATCTTGGCAGACACAGCAAAAAATCACTCGCTGCAAAGTAGAGTAGGTTGGCACGGGTTTCCCCGTGCCATTAAACAAACAAAGGAGATAAAATGTTATGGAAGACGACACTCGATCACAACCTGAAAGTTGTAGAATTGAGACATAACCCTGTTGTTATTAGGGTTAACAAGTTTGATGAGAAATCAGCAAAAGAGTTTGCAGACAAAATTGCCACAGCCCACAATACAGGTCAAAAGATAATCCCAGTGATTATTGACTCGTATGGCGGGCAAGTCTACTCTCTCATGAGCATGATTGCTTCGATAAGAAACTCGGAGCTGCCAATTGCAACGATTGTAGAGGGCAAGGCGATGAGTTGTGGAGTCATTCTGTTTTCTTGTGGAGATGAGGGTCATCGCTACATCACAGAGGACGCAACTTTGATGATCCACGATGTAAGTTCAGCCTCATGGGGTAAGAACTCGGAGATTCAAGCAAGTGCAGAAGAAGTAAAGAGATTGAATGACAAGATTTATAAAATCTTATCAGAAAACTCAAACAAGTCAGAGAAGTGGTTTAATAAGAAGTTAAACGAGAAAGGCCGATCGGACTGGTTCATCGAGGCCAAAGAAGCAATTGACCTTGGTATTGCCGACAAAGTTGGAATGCCAAGATTAGAGATAAATGTAAAATTAGATATAAACCTACAGGAGGTAACATGACGTTACTATTAACAATGCTCTTCGCTTGCGGAGAACAGGAAGTCACAACAGAAGTGACAACCGCAACTACGACAACTCAAGTTGTTGAGACAAAGACCTTGGAGACAATTGATGAGGCAACTACAGACAATGCAGTCGAAGTTTCTAAAGATGCTGATGATAGCACATCTGGAGAATCTAAGACAGAAGTCACACCGACTTCAACCAAAACTATTAACACAAACGAAGGAGTAAACAATGATTAGTTTATTGATAACAATGTTCTTGGCCTGCGGCGACAAAGAAGAAGAACAAGATACAGCAGTAGATGCTGAAGAGACAACCGAAGAAACTGCTGAAGAAGTAGAAGACACGGCAGCCGAAGGTTCCGAAGAGGAAACTGGCGAAGAAACTGAGGAGACCGAAGAAGGCTCTGAAGAGGGTGAAGAGTAATGACCAAAGCAGGTAAGATTGATATTGGTTCTATGAAGAAGTTCGTCAACAAGAAAGTTGGTCTGAACATCGCCCACGACTTAAACGAAGACAATCCTACCGAGGTCAAAGAATGGATTCCAACTGGTTCACGCTGGTTGGATTCTATTACCTGCCGAGGTAAGATGGCTGGAATCCCCGTTGGGAAGATTACTGAACTTGCCGGTTTGTCTTCGTCGGGTAAGTCTTACATGGCTTGCCAAATAGCTTCTCAAGCACAAAAGAAAGGACATTTCGTTGTCTACTTTGACGCTGAGTCTGCGATAGATCCCAAGTTCCTTAAGAACTCTGGAATAGACACCAACAGCGATTTCATGTACATTCAAGCTGTTTCAGTTGAGAAAGTTCTCGAGACAATTGAAGACTTGATGACCGAGTATGCAGAGACGCAATTTCTGTTTATTTGGGACTCCATCGCAGCAACATCTGCTGAGAAGGACCTCGAAGGAGACTTCAACCCTCAGTCGTCTATGGCCGTCAAGCCAAGGATTTTTGCGAAAGCATTTCCAAAGCTTGCCATCCCACTGGCGAATCAACAATGTACATTGCTGTTGATCAACCAACTTAAGACAAACATTGGTGCTCAAGGTTGGGAAGCTATGGTGACGCCATATGTCGCCCCAGGCGGGAAGGCAATTGAATACTTTTGTTCGCTCCGCATCTGGCTCACAAAGCGCAAATCAAAAGCGTCATATGTGACTGATAACAGTGGACTTCGGATTGGCTCCGAAGTAAAAGTAAAGGTTGAGAAGTCCCGCTTTGGGTCTGAAGGTCGCACATGTGGCTTTAAGATTCTTTGGGGCAAAAATGTAGGCATTCAAGATGAAGAGTCTTGGTTAGAAGCATTAAGAGTCTCAGGCTCTGATCGCTTTAAGCCGGGAGCTTGGAACAAGATCTATGACGCGAAAGGAAAAGAATTTAAATTCCAAAAGTCTCAATGGATCACCAAGTTGCAAGAACCAGAGTTTCGCTCTGCTGTGCTTGACATCATGGATGAGGAAATCATCCAAAAATTTGAGTCTGAAGGCAAGAACTTTGGTCTCGAAGGCGAGAATGAAGAAGGTTGAATCCTGAAGTTACTCACTAGCCCCTTCTCTTCGCAGTTGGGGCTTTTTTTGTTTTTAAAGCACTATTTAATATCATTAATGGAGAACTTCACATGAACCCAAAAAGAAAAGTTATTGAACAAGCGATTATGGACCTTGAAGAAAACAAAGAGGTAGTAAGGCAAATCTACAATGAGTGGACACGCGTTGCATATGGCCCAGATTATTATGAAAAAGTTAAGGAACTAGACGACGCAATGAAAAAAGCCCGCCAAGAGCGTATGAACATAGCAGTTAGAATTTTTCATAATTATACAGATAACCTTGGCAACCCAATTGCGGGTGATCCGAATGAGCCATTTTATGATCCCAGCCCAACACCTGTCTTTAGTGTTCATGACTTTCATAGAGGCCCAGGCATGCCCAGAACCTTTCCAGTGATTACAGGTGCTTCAACAACCGCCGCCAGAAACGGAGATCGAACTTTAGCTAGAATCGACAAATTTATTGGACAACTGAAAAGAAAAATGAAAACTAGAAAAGACTTACAAGAAAGCAGCCCATTTCAACTCACCGAAGCAAGGCTAAAACAAATGATCTTGGAAGCCCTGAAGAACTCTTCGATCAGAAGCTTTGGTCTCGAAGGCGATGACGAAGAAGGTTAAATCCTGAAGTTACTCACTAGCCCCTTGACTCCGGTCTTGGGGTTTTTTTTTACCCTTTTTACTTGACATGTCGCTTTGGACATGTTACATTATCATACGGAGGACATATTATGATAGATATAATTGATTTATATAGAAATTTTTGTGCTAGCAAAGGAGTTCAATTCCAATTGGACGACAATGTCCGGCCTTACGACAATACCACATTGTTTTGTCCTGCAGGAATGCAGCAATTCAAAGAGAGGTTTAAGTCGGAAGAGACGGGAACACTAGCAAACGTGCAGTCATGCATAAGACTCAATGACCTTGAGGAGATAGGTGATGGAACACACTATCTTTATTTTGATATGATAGGGCTATTCTCTTTTAGAACTCTTACGGTTCAGCAGTCAGTTGACTTTTGGATGGAGTTCGTCGAAGACACCCTAGGGATCAAAGTAGATTACGTTACCATCCATCCGGATAAGATGGGGGATTGGAAAAGCCTTTACGAAAACTATGATGTTGAAGTCAGACCAGATGAGGAATGCAAATGGACCGATGGACAAATCGGTGGCTATTGCACAGAGTTCTTCAAGGATGACATCGAGATTGGAAACATCGTAAACCCACTTGGAACGTGCATTGACGTCGGCTTTGGTCTTCAAAGACTTAGCATGTTCGTCAACGGGAAGAACGAAGAGACTCGCGAAGAGATCCTGATCCAAGCATGCGAGAAGCTTCTTTACTCTGGTTATTACCCAAGCAACAAGGAACAAGGTTATGTATTTCGAAAGTTGCTGCGAGAACTCTACAGATTGGGTTCAGATTGGGATAACGAACACTATCTCAAAGAGAAGAAGAGGCAAGACAAGGTTGTAGAAAACTACAACAGAAATAAGGACAAACCCAAGTTTAAAGACAAGTCCAATGAATGGTGGTTCGACACCATGGGAATAGATATTGATTTCATAAAAAGTCTGGAGGACAAATGAAAAATGTAATAATAATTGACGCGCTGAACATGTTTCTACGCAGTTTTGTGGTGAGCCCACATATGGATAAGAGCGGTAACCCTGTAGGCGGCACCATTGGCTTCCTGAAGTCACTACAGAAGGTGGCTAGGGACTTTGACGCTGATGAGGTTATCGTGGCTTGGGATGGCCATGAGGGCTCTACAAGAAGGCGTTCTATGAACAAGAACTACAAAGCAGGACGTAAGCCTGTGAGATTTAACCGTAGAATGATTGAATTATCACCAGAGCAAGAACTGGCGAACAAAGGCTATCAACAAGTAAGGCTAATGGAGTATCTCAATGAGATGCCTGTAATTCAACTTGTAGCAGACTTTACAGAGGCTGATGACATCATCGCCCACGTAATCAATCATCCTCGATACGAAGGTTGGCTAAAGACCATTATCTCATCGGATAAAGACTTCTATCAGTTGTGTCGAGACGGCGTTCAGATTTACCGACCAATTCAGAAAAAAATTGTTACAGAAGCATCTGTTGTTGATGAGTTCAAGATTCACCCAAAGAACTTCGCATTAGCAAGGGCAATAGCTGGAGATCCTTCGGATAACTTGCCCGGAATCAAAGGAGCAGGTCTCAAGACAATAGCTAAGCGCTTCCCTTTTCTCATCAGAGAGGATGAGTACGAAGTTGGAGACATTGTGAAAGACTGTGTTATGATTGGTAAGAAACTAAAGATACATGAGAACATTCAAAAGGACGAGCAGCTAATCAAAGAGAACTACAAGATCATGCAATTGCAATACCCGAACATTAGACCAATGAATCGAGAATTGATTACAAAAGCCGTTCATGACTTCGAACCAAGTTTTAATAAAATAAAGTTCACACAAATGTTATTCAGCGATGATGCCGCTCACCTCAACTTCAATGCCCTTCAGATGGTGTTTCGAAGAATAAAGCGATAGAAAAAACTTGACAAACAAGTTAGAGTAGGTTATATTTAAGTAACCTAATAAGTCTGGGAGGACGAATGAACGAATTTAATAAGAGCGAAACCTTTATGCGTTTCGGAAGCAATTTTCAAGAAAACCTGTGTCAATTAATGTTTGAGGATAGACCATTTTTTGATCAAATAACGGAAGTTTTGGATATATCCTTTTTTGACAAAAAGTATTTGCAGATATTTGCCAAAGCACTGATTGACTATAGAGATAAATATAACACTCACCCAAATGTTGAGGTAATGATAACTGTCTTAAGAACAGAGCTTAATCACCACGACAAAGCCATCAGTTCCAAGGTTAGAACTTTCTTCGATAAGGTGCACAAGTCAGAGGGAGTCGAAGAGGCAGAGTTCATTAAGGACAAGGCTGTTGATTTTTGCCGTAAGCAGATTTTAAAACAAGCCATGATGAAGTCTGTAAATCTACTTAAGAGTTCATCGTTCGAAGAGATCGAGAAGGTGATCAAGGATGCATTAGTCTTAGGAACTGATAACAACTTTGGTCATGACTTCCGTAAGGACTTACTTAAGCGCTTTGAATTGAAATCACGAGACCCAGTCTCAACAGGATGGTCTCGAATGGATGAGATTGTGAAAGGTGGCCTTGGTAAATCAGAACTTGGTGTAGTTGTAGCCCCAACAGGTGCTGGAAAATCAATGGTTCTCGTTCACTTAGCCACACAAGCCCTCTTGCAAGGCAAGACTGTTGTTTATTATACCTTGGAGCTTAAAGACACCGTAGTAGGTCAACGATTTGACTGCTGCATAACTGACGTTCCACTGAATGAACACATGCAAAGACAAAAAGAAATTGTAGGTAAGGTGAAAGACCTTGAAGGCACTCTAATTATCAAAGAGTATCCAACCAAATCAGCTTCCGTAGCAACTCTCAAAAATCACATTGAGAAATTACGTAAGCGAGGCATAGAGCCCGACATGATCTTGGTAGACTATGCCGACCTATTGCGACCTCCTCGGGCAACCGGAGAGAAGCGTCATGAGTTGGAGGAGACCTATGAAGGTCTTCGTGGGCTTGCCCAGTCTTATGAGATCCCCTGTTGGACAGCATCTCAAACAAACCGAGGAGGTCTTAATGCTGAAGTTATCACTATGGAAGCGATCTCTGAAGCGTTTAACAAATGTTTCGTTGCGGACTTTATCTTTTCTTTATCGAGAACTGTGCAAGACAAGCAAGCGAACAAAGGCCGCCTTTTCATCGCGAAGAATAGGAATGGTCCCGATGGTCTTGTGTTCGATGCTTTCGTTGACTGGTCTAATGTTACCATCAAAGTGTTGGACAGAGATGAATCAGCGGAGAGAATGCAATCAACGTCGGATGCCTTACAGATGCTCAAAGACAAATATGCAAAAGCAGGAAAATAAAACAAACATTTACGGGAGTAAGTAATGGATTTAGAGAAAAAGATTTTATCAGATATAACAGTGCACATGAAGTATGCACGATACATGGAAAAAGAACAAAGACGAGAGAACTGGGACGAATTAGTTACCAGAAACATGTCAATGCACATCAAAAAATTTCCCAGTTTAGAACAGGAAATTCGTGAGAACTATAGGTTTGTCTACAACAAGCAAGTTCTCCCATCTATGCGCTCAATGCAGTTCGGAGGTAAGCCAATCGAGGTTTCTCCAAACCGCATCTTTAATTGCGCTTACACGCCCGCAGATGACCCTCGAGTGTTCGGAGAGATTATGTTCTTGCTTCTTGGCGGAACAGGTGTTGGCTATTCAGTACAAAACCATCATGTAGATAGTTTACCAGAGATACATAGACCATCCTCAAAGCGCACACGTCGTTTTCTTATTGGAGATTCTATCGAAGGATGGGCTGACTCAGTAAAGGCTCTTATGATGTCCTATTTTAAAGGCACATCAAAATTACGTTTTGACTTCTCGGACATCCGTCCGAAAGGCGCGAGACTAGTTACATCCGGTGGTAAGGCTCCAGGCCCACAACCACTTAGAGAATGTCTAGTAAAGATAGAAGGAGTTTTAGATGCGAAAGAAACCGGTGATAAACTCACTCCCATTGAGGTTCATGATATCATCTGCTACATTGCGGATGCAGTTTTGGCGGGGGGTATTCGTCGTGCCGCTCTCATATCTCTATTCAGTGCTGACGACGAAGACATGCTCTCGGCAAAAGCAGGAGCATGGTGGGAACTCAACCCTCAACGAGGACGAGCAAACAATTCTGTAGTTGTAATGCGTCATCGCATTGACAAGCCTACGTTCATGAACTTGTGGAAACGAGTTGAAGAGTCACGTTCGGGAGAACCAGGATTCTACTTCTCAAACGATAAAGACTGGGGCTGTAACCCATGTTGTGAGATTGGTTTGAGACCAAATCAGTTCTGCAACTTGGTCGAGATCAATGTCTCAGATGTGAACACACAGGACGAGTTGAATGCTCGCTCTCGTGCAGCATCGTTCATAGGAACCCTTCAGGCGTCCTACACGGACTTTCATTACCTTCGCCCTGTCTGGCAACGGACAACGGAGAAAGATGCGCTCATCGGCGTCTCAATGACCGGCATTGCATCTGGTGGAGTGCTCAACTTAAACATGACCGAAGCATCTTTGGAAGTTTCAAAGATGAACCGCAGAGTCGCAATGCAAACTGGCATCAACCAAGCAGCGCGACAGACATGTGTTAAACCAGCAGGAACAACTTCGCTTACTCTTGGCACGTCAAGTGGCATCCATGCGTGGCATAATGACTATTACATCAGACGACTTCGCGTTGGAAAAAATGAAGCAATCTATTCGTATCTCCTCAATAACCTGCCTGAGCTTGTCGAGGACTGTCGCTTTAGGCCACACGACACTGCTATCCTATCTGTGCCACAAAAAGCTCCTGAAGGCGCAATAACGCGCCATGAAACAGCACTTGATCTACTCGAGAGAGTTAAGAAGGTCTCTGCAGAATGGATTAAGCCAGGTCACAAGAAAGGGAACAATACTCACAACGTCTCAGCTACAGTAAGCATCCGAGATGGCGAGTGGGAAACTGTTGGAGATTGGATGTGGAATAACCGAGGTGTATACAATGGTTTGAGCGTTTTGCCTTACGACGGCGGAAGTTACGTCCAAGCACCTTACACTGACTGCGACGCTGAGACCTATGAAAAAATGCTCTCGTTGGTCAAAAACGTTGACCTGAACCTAGTTATAGAGACAACAGATGAAACTGATCTGTCAGGCGAAATCGCCTGCGGTGGTGGATCTTGTGAAATTTTTTAACAGGAGAAAGATATGAGAGAACAATTGGAAAACATTATTCGTGACTTGAAAGAGATTGCGGAAGACTTGGACAAAGTCGAAGCAGGGTCTTATGGTTATAAGTCTGCAGCACCTCGTGCACGAAAAAGTCTGATGGAAGCATCGAAAGAACTTCGTGAAATTCGCGGAATTGTTCAAGAGCACAAGAAGAATCACGAAGAAAAGTAAAACTTTTTTTCTTGACAACACAATCATAATGTGTTATATTATAAATAAGAACAATTAATTTTGTTTATAATATAACACATTATGATTTTTTTATTTGGAGGAATTATGCATTTTGAACCATTCAACAGACACTTACAGGTGTTACCTAAGAAAGAAGAGAAGGAAGACAAAGAGGCACCGCTATTTGTGATGCCAGAAGAGTATCAACCACCTAAATCTCCGTATATGACTTGTACCATCATCGCCATCGCCGATGATTGCACCATAGGCCTTAAACTTGGTGACATCGTTGTCATTGAAAGAACTACAGTTCAGGAGATTAAAGCGGATCTTGAGACTATTTACGTCGTAAAAGAAAATTATGTCTATGGGAGACTAGAAGAATGAAATTGACAACCAAAACACTAAAAAATATGATCCTCGAGGCATTGTCCGAGGGTACACAAGAAACGCAATATAGAAGAATTATGGACATGCTCAGAGGAGATGTGGAATCGGTAGACCAAACAGCTATCTTAACTCCAGAGAACCCCAAAGCTAAGCCGATGAGTCCTGAACAGAATGCTGCTCGGTCACAAGAGTTTGAAAAGGAACTCGCCGCCGCAGGGTATGGATTTAGAACTGTATCTGGCATGTATGAAGGCCCAGAGGACTCTTACCTAGTTCCTCACATGAGTTTGGATGATGCCAAGAGATACGCTTACAAATATGGTCAAGAGTCGTTTATCCACTCAAGCAAGGGAGACGAGGGTATGAGACACAGTCTTGAATATCCAGACTATTCTGACGAAGCTACGGATGAATCTTATGATGAAGCCACGTTTGGTCCGATTATGAAAGTTCCACCAACCGTAAACATCTCTAGTTCAACACCTGCTGATTCAGTGCTTGGTCACGACGATATGGCATCCGCATCGGATTACTATTCTCATGTTCCAGACAAGAAGTGGGATGCGAAAGTTAAAGACGGAAAACCACGTCCTGCAGGTGGAAAAGCTGGGAAACGATTCTCTGTTGATTTAGACTTTGATGCATCTCAAGCACAAGGTTATGAACCAGAAGAAGACTTGGGCAATCCACGCTACGTTAGAGAAGCAAAATACATTTTCATTAAGAAGTCGGATGTTCCTAAAACAATGGCTGCTCGAAAATTAGCTGAGTCTATTTCGATTCTCTCTAAGCAGATAGTTGAAGGCAATAGGCTTGGATCTTCTAAGTACTACGCTAGATTGAGAATGAGATCTGCGAAAAAACAACTCGCAAATTTGATCCGGAAAACTAAGTGAAAGAAATAGAACTTTACGGAGACGGCATTGGCAAAGTCTCTTATGTCCAACATGTTGGAGATGATAAGATGATAGCTAATGCTGCCCGTGTGTCGTTCGGTCAAGACAACATTAAACCCTTAACTAAAAAAGATAAGGGTTTGATTAAGTATTTGATTAAACATAGACACACGTCACCATTCGAGCACAACTCGATTACATTTATGTTCGAAGTTCCAATGTTCGTAAGGTCTCAGCACATGAGACACCGGACTTGGGCTTACAACGAAATCTCACGACGATATACTGAAATTGACCTGAAGTTCTATGAACCAAAGGCTTTCAGAACTCAACATGAGAGTAATCGTCAAGCTTCCAATTTAGACGGCTTGATCGACCCAATAATCACGCCACGGTTTGCCGACACTTACATTAAGTCATCGGACGCCATGGTTGCTTTTCACAAGCATGCTTTGGATCTATTCAACCATTTGATCGCTAAAGGAGTTTGTCGAGAACAAGCCAGAGGCGTACTTCCTCAAAATCTTTACGCAAAGTATTACGGAACTGTGAATCTATCGAACCTACTTAAGTTCATAGACTTACGAACACATGAAGGAGCCCAGTGGGAAATTCAAAAGACTGCCGAGGCCTGCTTGGACATAGCGACCGAGATCTGGCCCTATTCAGTTGGTGCTTATAGGGAGTTGAGAGGTGAGGTTTGAACGAGGCGATCTGGTGATGCTTGAGGCGGATACAACAATTTATTATTCGTTGGAAGCAGCATCTAATGTTGGAATCATTGTAACTACAGCAGTTCTAATGTATGCTCACACCACCCCACAAGGCGAAAAACTTAAGTTTTATGCTTATGATGTAATGTTTGATGGACGAACCTATAAGAACGTCCCAGAAGAAGTTTTAAGAGGACTAAAAAATGAAGATGAAGAAAATATTAAATGAATGGAAAAGATTTGTCATAAACGAATCTAATCAACCATTTATCGACAAAGAGTTGGGAGCTGATTTTGATGGACACTGGTTCGGAACTTTTGACGAATGGTTGGGGGTAATTCAACACCACCCAACAGAAAATAAAAAGTGGCAAGTTTACCTAAAGCAAAACTTTCCCAAACTACAATTGCATGTAAAATCAAAGGTTTCATCAGATAAGAAAGCGACTATGATGACAAAAAAGATCATCGGCGGCCACAGTTATTATGTCGATAAGTTATTAGGGCCTGAAGCCGCTGAGGCACTTATTGTGATTAAGGTCGATGGTTATGTAGAGAACGCTCCAAAAGATCATGTAGAATTCTTTTTAGCCAACATGGAAAGAATTCTAGAATACGGTGGAGAAAACACAGCAGAGCATAGTCAATTCAGCGGCGACGTTGCATTTTTTGCTCGACCAACAGATTGGTGGATGTTCGGAGATGGGTTTGAAAAAACAAAGCAAGTTTTTACAACTGTAAAGGCTAACTATGAAGAACTCGGAAGCCTGCCCGGCGCATCAGAACCTGAAGCGGAATTACCAGAACCAATCTCGGATGCCGCAGATG